TTCTGAGAAGTCAGGTGAATATTCTGTAGATCCCCCACTCCAGCATTTCCGGAAAGAAGTGTCTTGATATTGGCATAATTACCATCCAGAATGTCTATCTTTGCATTGGCCGCTTTAAACTGAGTAGCCGTCAGGTCCCTGAAGTTTCCTATATCCGCGTTTAATTTCTCGATATTTGCATTTGTTGCGTTCAGATTAGTGATTGTAGCATAGGTGATCTTGGCTGTATCTACATCCAGCTTATTGATCATTGCATGGTCTATCATTACCAGCTGGGCATAGTAGCGGTCCATTTCTTTTGTCTGCGGTCCTTTATAATCTGTATTGGTCTCTTCTTCAGATAAACCAACTGCCTCAATCGTATGGGTCAGACCGCCGTCATATTCCCACTCCATTTTCATGACCGGAACTTTATAGGAATCTCCGTTCAGATCCTCTACTGTTATGATATCCCAGGGATCCAGACGCGGATCTCCCAGAAGTTTCAGATTACCCGGCATATAAGAAAACTTGCTAAGGGCAGAAAAGATATTGTTTAATGCCTCTTCTGTCATGAACGGATTGGAAAAGCTTACTGTTCTTTCTCCGCTTCCAGCTGATATGGAACTGCTGTTTCCCTCTTCGTCCTTTCCTGTATAGCAGGTCAGTTTCTCTATTCTAAACAGATATTCATTGTGTTCGAAATTGTCCCAGTAACGCCCTGTTCCAGCTTTGTAATCGCTGTCTATATAAGTATGTATCTCTATCTGTCCCTGCCGGTTACAGATGGCAAATCCGCCATACATCTGTGCCACATAGGAAAGAACCTCACGGCAGGAGTATCCCTTAGGATTTGCCATTGCTATTGCGTCCAGACCATCTGTTGCTACTGATACACGTGTGATTTCTGTAATACGTTTCAGTATTGATACTGTATCCGTATTATCCGGAAGGCTGGAGGAAAAAAGCATTTCCAGCTTCATCATACGGTCGTAAGCCGTAAATTCAATCTGGTCTTCTGTCTTTTTTGGCTTTCCTGCCGTAAAATATCCAATCGGAATGTATTCTGTCAGCCCATCCACGTCCATACCAATCTGTAGAAGGAATTCATGGTTTTCAATTGCGCCGGCGCAATCCGGGATTGTTACGGTTACATACTGCGATATGACAGATCCCAGGGAAAAATCATCTTCTCCTTCAGAACCGCCCGTAAACTTGATGCTTTTTGCATCTGTAATACTGATATCGTCATATGTGATCAGACTCTTGAATGTTCGGGAATCCTGCTGTATCAGGTTTCCAAAGGCTTCTGTTGACTGATACATACAGGCACCTCCTTTACTCTGTCATGAATTCCAGAGCTGTCAGCTCTTCTATAGTCAGTGCATCATATCTGGGATCATCACATTTTTCCAGGATATCAACCGTAACTTTCTGGATCTCCACTTCTGTTTCGATCTTCAGAAGTTCTTCGATATCTCCGGCGTATCCTTCCTGATCCGGGATTACATAGCAGTCATCATTTACCAAATACTGCCCGTTTTCATCTTTCTGTGCATATCGGCTCAGTATATCCTCTCTTTCTGCAGAATAGGCTTCGGATGCTGGTCTAACTGCAGATACGTTCTTTTTTACTGCATATCCCAGTTTTACAGGAAGTTTCTTTATTTTCATTTCCGCATAAGTATTCAGGAATGAAAGGATCTGACTATTTCTGAGTTTCATCTGTCGGTTCCTCCTCTGTTGTATTGTCTGTCTGTTCCTCTGAAATAGAGTCCTGCATTTCCCATACGGTCTCCTGGAATGCTGCTACCTGCGCGCGAATCTCTTTTTTGTTCTTATTGAAAGCATCCTTATCCTGAATGGACTGGGTAATCCTGTCGTTCCCGCCGTTTGTGGAAATCTCCGCAAAGAGACTCATTGCAATCTTGTCTTCTACCTTAATCGTTCCATTTGCTGTTAAGCTCTTATTAATTGTCAGTTCTGCTGCCATGTTTCTTTTCCTCCTATTTCTGAATCAAGTCAACGCCAGTCCCCTGGTAGGTCTTAACGCCTTTCACATAGGTGTAGACCGGATAAATTGGTGTACCAGCATAAAATTTCTTTGTTACACGCGTATTGCTTCCTGGATCTGTAAATGTAACATTAAAAAAAGCAGGTGTTATAGCAGTATCAATAACTGCAACCTGCTCTCTGGTCAATGGTGGCCAGGTACATTTCAAGGTATATTTTATCGCAAGAACATCTCCTATCATTTCCGCATTAGCGGCACGTCCCGTATTCTTGGACCATACCTTTTCTTTTGATATTGTAAGCCCATTTAATTTCGGAGTGGGCATTGTCACTCCGTTAATAATCAAGTCATCTCCTGGCCCTGAATCAAATTTTGCCAATGCCTCGCCTCCTAACTAAATACGGGTTTCCCTGTTGATCTTTGATACTGTTGTCCTTCCTGTCGTACCATCTTGAAAAGTTTCTTAGAATCTCCCTCTAAATGGACATGCACTTCCATCTTCTGTCCATTTCCATTATTGCTAAAGCTCTCTAATGCGTTTACCATACCTTCAAATACGCCAACTCTGATACCATCTACAATCTGTCCATTATTGGCTACCGCGCTTTTGTTTCCCATACGTCCAACCAGCTCCGGACCATTCTCACGAGCCATGAACAATTCTCCTATATTCGGAAAGCCACCATTAGCATACCAGTTTACGCTAAAATTCGGAGTCTGAAACCATCCACCATTATAAAGCCTGTGAGTATTCCACGAGGATATATAGAGACTTGGTACCGGAATATGTACGGAACGGAATCCATTTGCAAATGACATTGCCGCATTATAACCAATATTGTAAAGGTTTCCAATGCTATTCTGTATCTTGGTTCCCAGTCCGGAAAACTCCTGTGCAATTCTGTTTGTTCCCTGTTCAGTGCTGGTAACCATGTTTTTAATCTCATCAGCCACTTTCTCGGCTGCCTTGATCCATGTTTTATTTGTTTCTTTTGACACATAACCCCAATAGCGTTTGATATACAAATACACAGTTTTCATTGTATCCCATGTATCTCCCTTCATATCCTTCAACGCCGTAGTAACTGATTTTGCTGAAGCTTTCCATTCTTTCTCTGAAGTTTTATTGACTTCTTCAAAAGCACCCTTGGCGTCTCCCGAAATCGATGGAAAATCTCTTTTGGATTTCCCCGTAAGATCATCCCAGACTCCTCCTACTGTTTTGGTGATTTTTTCCCAAATAGTTGAAGCTCCTGTCTTTATATCCTCCCAGGTTCCTGATACAGTATCTTTGATCGAATCAAACTTCTCGGTAGCTGTTGTCTTTAATCCGTCCCAGGCTCCACTAACTGTCGTTGAAATTCCATTCCATGCAGTAGAGGCAGCTTTTGTTATCGTATCCCAGACATCTCCTATGGTATCTCTGATTCCTTCAAATATATCAACAACACCGCCAACCAGACCTTTGATGCCTTCCTGCAGTCCCTGCATCAGGTACTGTCCCATTTCTGCCATAACAGTAGATGGTGAATGGATTCCGAATGCATTTTTAAATCCATCGATAAACGGTTGAAAAACATGTTCTTTGATCCAAGAGCCAATTCCAACTACTACATCTTTGATACCATTTAAAAAGCCTTCCCATGTGAATTTTCCAGCCTCTGTAAAATGATCGATGATATACTGCTTGGCACTATTTACCGCATCTCCGAAAAGACCTCCAATAAATGCGGCCAATCCCCCGAATGCTGCTCCTATCGCTTCAAACAGTCGACTTACAACACCATTCCAATCAATATTAATCAGGAATTCTGCAACTTTTTCACCAAGACGTTTCCAATCTGTATTTTCAACACCTTGAATAAAGAAATCCAAGATTCCCTTTGCTGCATTCGAAATAGTCTGTCCGGCTTTTGCCCAGTCTATAGTTTCTATAGACTGATTAAGAAAATCAGCAACTGCCATCCCAAACTGTTTCCAGTTAAAGGTTGTTACCGCTGCGTAAGCAAAATCAATAATTGTATTAATTCCTTGTGCAAAACTTTTTCCGACTAATCCCCAGTCTGTTGTAGATATAAAAGAATTCAATGTATTTACAATCCCTGTTGTAATCTCTGACACTGTAGTGCGTATCAGATTCCAGTCCAAGGATGACAATGCACCATTGATTCCATTTCCAGCAGCTACTCCAAGACCATTCCAGTCAAATGTTTCAGCAAAAGATTTTGCATAAAGGAATATTGCATTTATTCCATTTGCAAGAGTCGTTCCCACCAGTGTCCAGTCTGTTGTGCTGATTGCATTATTTAATGTCTCTGCGATTCCACTTCCCCAATTTCTGGCAGTGGAATAAATCAGCTCCCAGTCAATGCCATTCAGGGCGCCATTGATGCCATTTCCAATTGCAGTTCCCAAGCTTCCCCAATGAAAGTTCTCAGCAAATGTATTAGCAAATCCAAAAGCTGTATTTAGCCCCTGTGCAAGGGTGTTGCCTACCAGCCCCCAGTCAGTTGCCTCAATAAATCCATTAAGGAACGTTGCAATGCTTTTTGCAATCTTATTTACAGTATTCTGGATATCGTTCCATGGAATACTCTGTAATGCGGTGTTAAGTTTCCTTCCTACAATCGCACCGAGTTCTGTAAAATCTGCATTTTTCCAGGAATCCTTGATAAGTTTTGCCAGATCTTTATACTTTCTTTGGATGGCTGTCGTTTCAAACATGTCATCCACGCCGCCTAGTGAGGAACCTTTTTCATTTGTTGTCTTATCATCTAGCTTATTGATCTGGTCAAACCCTAATATCGTACGTTTGTATTTATCCGCTGCTTTAGATGCCTTATTGGCACTCTTAGTGTTTTTATCCAGGCTTTTTGCATAATCCTGATTTACCTTTTTTGCTGTAACCATCGTGCTTTTTCCAGTCAATGCCCCCATGAGCTGACCGAATGAATTAACCACACGTATGATCATCTGAATCAGATTATTCAGAATAGGTGCTACAACTTCAAGAATTGGTGTAAAAGCGGTTGCAAAGGAATTTTTCAGTTGAGTCAGTGATGACATCAGCATAGATAAGCTTGCATTTGTATTGGTATCGTATTTAGCAAGATTATTAAATCCATCAACCAAAGCGCTTCGTAGCTTATTTGTTAAGGTAAACAGACTCCTAATTCCTAATGTATATTTGAGAATTGTCTTAAGTCCGCCTGTTAAACCTCCTGAGGAGCTTTGTGCGCTTTTCCCGATTCCCTTAATTTTTCCTGCCAGTTTTCCAATAACTGGAATACCAGTTGAAAACTTTTGAATCAATGCACCAAATAAACCGGAAGTTCTTCTGATTACAGGCCCAACTGCTGATACGGATTTCTTAAAAAGATTTACCGCATTTGTAAGTCCTCCCCAGCCTTTTTGCACAGCACTGATAGCTCCCGAGCCAAGACTGCCAAGGACTTTTCCGGTTCCAGATAAGATTCCTTTTCCGAAATTCAGTGCTTGTTTTGGAATGGAAACCGGTCTTGCAACATCTGTGCCATTTTTCTCCATGTTTGCTTTAGATTGTTCATATCTTTTTACTGCTGCCTCAGCATTCTTTATATCGTATTCCAGAGACTTCCAGGAACGACTTTCCTGATCAACACCAAGGCTTTCCATTTTGTCTCTTTTTTCATAATATTTATCAAGTACCGCCTGCGTTTTCTCAATATTGTCTTTTACTGCTTTATAATCTGCAGTTTCTGTTTTGATCCCTGCTTTCACCTGATAACCTTTAACCATATCTTTGATTCTCTGAAAGGGATTCTTTATCTTATCTGTTTCCTGCCTGATAGCCTCTGTGCTCTTTTTAACTTCCTGCCGGCTTTTATCCAGTTCTCTTTTCAAAGGACTGCTATCTGCTTCTATCGTAACTTTCAACTTTGCAAGATCTTCTCCTATGTTCTCCACCTCCTTTCTTTAAAGCCGCCGTATTCACTGATGACGGCGGCGGTTCCACTCTGCCATATAGGCTCTCCTGTTTTCTTTGTACTCTTCCCATTTTCTGTCTTCTTCTGCTTTTTGGTAAGTTTCCTGCTCTTCTTTAAACAATTCCGGATAATACTCCCATGGACGCTTTATATCTCCTTTTCCGGATATCAGTGTGGAAAAGTTCGCAGTGAGTATCTCTGCCAGGATAAAATTATCCATTATCGTCTGCTTTTCTTTTCGTTTTCTCTGACGTTGTAAACTGTCCATACTATCTATAATCTCGTTTATAGACAATTCCCAGTATTTTTCTGCCGGAATGCCTAAATCTAAAGCATAGAAATATAGCTCAGAAAGCTGATCTGACATCAGGCGTTTTCTACTGCCTCCAAGAGTGCTGTTGCCATCTTCTCTGGCAAAAAACCCGATACCACCATGATTGGAATGATGACTTTCTGATAAAGTTCAATCTGGCTGTTTCCCTCCTCAATCCAGGTATCATACAGTTTCTTTACATCATTATAATCTACTCCATGTTCCCATGGTTCCATTGCCGCCTGGATAATGGTAAGCATTACAGAAAGCGGCGGAATATCATCAATCATATTCATGAGGTTCTGACGGTATTTATTTTCCAGTTTCTCAATCGTGCCCGCCTTTAATTTCAGACGAAATTCTCTTTCTCCGACCTTCCAGTAAGCAAATGGCTGTCTTTTCTTTTTTGATTCTTCTGGTTTTACCGCCTCAGTTTTCTCTGCGTCATCAAGCCCTCCAAGAGCCTGTCCTGCATTTTCATAATCTAACATCTCTTATCTCCTCCTTACGCTGGGTCCGTATATTTAAAGTCAGACTGAACTGCCATGCTTAATTCAAATTCAATCACACCATTAACAGCTCCGCCTGTACGTTTTACAGCTACCTGTGCGGTAAACTCAGTGACTGTACCATCTTTCGTTTTTTCCTGGAAATCCAGTACTTTTTTGTCATCCGCTGCTTTTCTCATCACGCGGTAAGGACTTTCTGCTTTTGTATTATCATATTTGAATTTGTATACGATATCTGGGAGATCACCAATCCCGATCTCATACATCTTATGTGGGTCTGTAAGACAAGTATTTTCTTCCTTGTCGATATCCACACCAAGTTCCGGAATCTCCTTCAATCCCGGAAGATCTGTATAAGCTGCACTTGTTGAATCCGTATGTTCCCTGTATCCCAGGGTTGTTCCGTTTGCTAACATCTTTCATTCCTCCTTTTTTATGTCCAATAAACTTCTTCTGAATCCATCGCAATGATGCCCTCATAACGCATCTGCTTATGCTTCATCCCCGACGGGTCCAGGATATCTGCACATTCAGTTCGTTTTAATCCAGTCTTCTTCATTGCCTCATCCACGGCAAGTGTTGTTGTTGACGTGCTCTTTCTGTCCCAGATATCAATCCGGTACCTGACAAAAGCTTTGTCTTCCTGTAAACCATTTTCTGAGCTGGACGCTTCATATACATTGTTCTGTTCTTCCACATACTGAATGGTCGCATCTTCCGCCCATGTACCGGGGTAAGAATCTGATACATGTTTTGAAACCGTCAGAAGTGCTTCATACACCTTATCTTTTATATTTTTCATTTTCTCTCCATATTTGCTCTTATTTCTTTCAAGATGATATCCTCATTATCTTTTAATGCCGGATACATAAACGGATATGCCGGTTGTCCAGTGCATTGATAAAATCTTCCTTTAGGAGTATCAATGTGAAACCAGTGATATTTCTCCGCGACTCTTTCATCCACCTGGCTCTCATGGATCCACCAGGGTGCCTGTGTATATGCAGGAGTAACTTCTGGAGAAATCCCTGCATGGTTTTCCTGTCCTTTGGGACCGGTTCCAAATTCTACGTATGGTGCATATTCCTTGTCCGTCCAACAGGTTCCAATGACTTTCCTATCCTGCTCCGAAACCTCTGCATAAATACTTTGCCTCAGTTCGCCCATATCCACATGGCAGTTCATGACTGCTGCCGATCTTACTATCTGGATTCCAGTAGATACCGCCTGTTTGAGATTTGGATCTGACATCGTTTTTAATTTATGCTCTAATTCTTCAATACCACTTACACTCATATTCGTTCCACCTCCAGTGTCAGGAAACGATACGGTTTAATAGCAATGATCTTATAGTCTGGTTTCTGATCTTTGACCGTATATAAGTGAATTCCGTCAAGCTCCTGGATATCTGTTCCATCTTCCAGGATAAAATGAACATTGCCTTTATCATCTGGATGACTGACATATTTCCCATTAATCCTGACATTCCGTATGTAGTTCAGGCGCTGACCATATTGCTGTGCCTGGACTTTTCCGGATGCAGGCCATGACTCTCCGGAAATAGAAGAGGCAGCACCATACTCTTCGCTGGTACTGCCTTCAGAATCTTTTTTTATGATCCTCTTTCTGTGGTAATATGTTTCAATCCTGTTTCTTCGCATTCTCAAAGGTTATCCCTCCTGTTCTTGCAAGCCGGTACCGGTTCATAATGTCGTAAACCTGTTTGGGAGCTGTTTCAAATGAATAGTTTTCCCCTCCCTCGCTTCTGGAAGTTTCCCCTTCTGTTCCCATCCGATTCAGGGCAATAACAGCAAGATCCCGCACTGCTTTTTCTAACGGTGTAATAATCACACTCCGATTTGTGTAGCTTTTTACAAAGTCGGCAGCTTCTTCCAGATAAGCTTCGATCAGGTTTTCATTCGTCTCGCCTGTCAGGAGTTTTACTCTTTCAATATCTCTGGCTTCTGCCATATAATCACCCTTTCAGAATATCGATAAGGTCCTGTTTGGACAAAGAAGAAATTCCAGTAAGTCCTCTTTTCTTTGCTAACATTTTTAATTCTTCCACTGTCATTTCTTCGATATTTTTCTCTTCGAGCGGTTCCGGTATTGTTTCCTTTGGCAGGCTTTCTACCGGTTCGAATCCATCATTCAACAATTTTTCAGCTACTGCTCCATCTGCCTCCCGCTCAACATTTTTTCTGATCAGTCTCATCACTCTGCCTCCTGAATGCTCAGATAAATAGAATCCAGCTTATTATCCAGAACCCAGATATCATGGAAACGACGGTAATCCATCTGCCATGCGTTCAGTTTCTGATTGATTTCCGGGCTGAAAATACGCATGATATCCTGCTTTGTTACTGCAATCGGTGTTGTTGTCGGGCAGATAAAGAAATTCAAATTCTTGGCTGTAGCACCTTTCTCATATCCACCTTTCTCCTGTCCACCAGTCTTTCCATCATTAATTTTAATTGTAGTATACATACGGTTAGATGGTGTAGAAACCAGCGGTACACCGTCTACAGACGGTACCTGTGTCTGAATGCCGCCTTTAGAAAAGGTTACTGCTGTAATCTTTCCTGCAAGCTCTAATTCCAACTCCATGATAAAATCTGGTGTTGCCTGGCATACAAGCGGACCGTTATAGTTTTCTCTAATCGCCTTGATGCCTTCTTTCACTTTACGCAGGGCAGAGGTTCCCGTTGTTCCCGGGACATAAGAATATCCGATCATTCCTGCTTTATTTGCTGTAATTGTTTCTGTTGCGATCTTAGAAATACGATATGCATCAATTTCCGGAATAACCTGTGTTCTCTGAAATTCTCCCATAACTGCTGAAGCTGTCGGGATAAAATTAGCTTCGTTAATGTCCATAGGGTCAAGCTGGAACAGGCGTCCGCGGTCCTGAGTCATTTTTCTGGTTTCGTATTCCAGAGTAACAGATCCTCTCTGATATCCGTTATCTCGATCATAATCTCCCATTCCCTGTACATTCATTTTCGGGATTTTAACCTCTGATCCACCGTTATAGAGTACCTGTCCGGCATTGGCATCCATCCAGCCGGTGGTTGCTTCCTGTACCGCAATCTTATCAAGAGTAGTCTGGAATAATGTTGCTGTTGCTAATGTATTAATTGCCATATGTGTTCACTCTCCTTTAATATTTGCCCATCATAGCATTGTAGACCTGCTGCTCAAGAGCTTTCTGTGTATCTGTTTCCGGGGCTTTCTTTTGCGGCTTTCCACCTTTTAACTTTTCTTCCACTGCTGCCTCTACAGCTTTCTGAAAAGCGTTTTTGACTTTTTCCATAGATTTCATACAGGAATCTGCATCCGTATAATCCAGGACTTCTGCAAGTTCTACCGGAAGATTATCACTAGCTAATGTATTTTTAGCCTCAGCCATCAGTTCTTTTCTGGTAACAGCCGCCTCTCTGTCTGTCAGATTTTTTTCTCTTTTCTGCTGCAAGTATTTTGTTTTTTCTTCCTCAGTCATCTTTGCAAGCTTTTCTGCTTCAGAAAGTTTATCATCTGTCATTGCCTGCCATTTTTTCTGCTCATTGGTAACGGCAGTGTTGATAGCTTTCTGCAGTCTGCGGTCAAATTCCGCCTGATTATCACCTGTTTTCAGAAAATCATCAAAAGATGGAGGGGTGTCTTCCCCATTAGCACCTGAATTGTCATCTCCTTCAGAGCCACCGCCATTTCCGCCATCTGCGGTTCCAGCGCCATCTCCTTCTGCAAATAACTGCAGGTTCATGGGTACTCTGCACATTGCTTTTACTAATCTGTTTCTCATGTTCTTTCCTTTCTGCCCAGCCTATTCGTTTTCACGCCCGGGCCATTCAGTTTTTGGAGTGACTCGCTTCTTTAACGTCTGGCGGAAAAAGACACAAAAATAAGACGCTTCACCCCGCGTCCCAGAGGGAGATATTCGGATCACCTATTCCTTTCCTTTGTCTGTGAGCTTTTCAGATTCTTTTGTGATCTCTGCAACGCCTTCATGAATCAGGTGCTCTGCCCTGGCTTTTTCTACTTCCAGAACAGTTCCTGCTTCAATAATTTTGTTCAATCGAACATCACTGTAACGTTTAATGCATTTTACTTTCACTTCCTTCACCTCCTCTCAGTTGCGCCGGCGCAAATTTAAAAATGGCATAAAAATACCACCTGCCATTTCTGACTGGTGGTTATCCTATAACTTTTTCTATATCATCTATTGTTTTATCGTACAATGTTTCCCAATCTTCTGGTGAGCTGCCTACGTCTATGATCAGGGATCCATTGGGAAACACTTCCATAATGCTTCCTTTTCTTCCATCTTTCAGAATTACTGTATCGAATTCTTTTACTTCCATCTACTTCACCTCTTTAATATAGGCACTTGCCATCATTACGCTATTTTCATCAGCAGACCACCCGACAATAACATTTGCCGGCTTTTCCTTCAGACCATTTAATATGATTTTCTGTTCATACATATGCTTTCCGTACCCGTTTACTCCTTTGCTGGTGACTGGATACTTTGGAGCTTTTTCTATAATCACCTGTTTTAACTTGTTCCAATTCTCAGCATCATATCCAAGTCTATCAGAAAAAGCCTTTCCCTTTGCCAGTCCTTCCGGATGCGTGCCTCCAAACAAATACTTTTCAAATTTTGCATCTGTAGCCATTGCTTTCTCTGCATTTGGCAGTTTCAATTCCGGATGCTGTAGCAAATCATTTCTTCTCTGATAATCAAGCTTCATAAATCTCCATTTCTCAGGTTCATTATACTTCATTTCCTGGAAATCCGCAAAGCTTTTCGGCACGTCCTTTCCAAGAAGCTCTTTATATCTATCGTATTGTTCTCTGTCAGAATGTTTATTCTTGACGGATTTTTCTTCTGCCTCCGCCTTTGCATCACCTTTCACATATTTTTCATACCACTTTTCATATGTCATAGTTGCTGGAACTGTCTCTATGTGCCCTGTTTTCGGGTTATAGGCGCTTCGTTTCATATTCTTTAGGATATCTTCATTTATGACGCTAACGGTTGTAGAACGGCACCACGGATGCATGGGCGGATAGTTTTTCCCAACCTTGCGGTCTTTTAAGAAAAATATCTTTCCATCCAGACTCCGACAAATCTCGCTTGTCCTGAGGTCAAGGGTTGCAAGGTAACGGTATTTTTCTATTCCGCATTCCTCATAAGATCTTGCTGTCAGCTCTCCGGATAAAAAACAGCTCTCTGTTCGTACCAGTCGCCTGGCCTGCATGGCTCCTGCTCCACAACGGTTCATGATCACTTCCGAAGTTTCGCGGTCTGTTCTGCCAGTCAATAAGCTTACAAGTAATTCCTGCTTTAATGTTTTGGAAAGGTCCTGTGTGTTCTTCCAGATACGCTGGGAATAATGTCTTCCCGACCAATTCATATAAAGTACTTGTTCCACCTGTTTTTTACTGATATTAGAAAAGCTGAATCTAAGTCCTGTCTGCTTCTGGACATTGTAGATAGAGCGATAATAAACATCTTCGCAGAGATTTCGAAAGAAGCTGGTATCAAATAGCTGTTCCTGCTGGTATGTTTCCTGCATAATTGTATCTACCTGCTGTAAAAGGTCCTTCAGTCGTTCCATTCTGGCTCTGTATGCCGGGGCTTCCAGTTCCTGAAGAAGCTGCTGCTTTGTTTTATCTGAATCCTTATTTTTCAAAGCATTCATTAATTCTTCTAAAGATGTCTGGTCCTGTAAAGTGTTCAGAAGATTCCACGCTTGTGTTTCTGACAGTCCATACTTAGTCATATATTTTTCAAAAATGTCTTTCGCCTTATTGGTTAGCAGCATGGAAACATTTCTATACACCTTTACTATCAGATCCGCTGTTTCTTCCGCATCTTCCATTCGATGGTACATATCCCAGGCAGCTCTGTTTTTCCAATAGGAATCATTCTTCATCTACATTATCCTTTTTCTTATCAGATGTTTTCTCTTCTTCCTCTTTTTCAGTCTGATCTGGCGGAGTGTTTCCCTGCATTCCAAACATCTCCTGCTGCCGTTTCAGATTCTCTTCTGTTTCCTCATCCAGGGCTTTCAGTTCATCATCTACATTGTCCACAAATGGCACCTGTGATAGTAGTGTCTTCCTGCTTACTTTTCCCCAGAGATTTGACACAATCTGTGAGATTTCAAGAAGATTCTTTGGCAGGGCTCTGGTAAATGTCATTGTGATTCCTGTTGGATCCACGCTCTTTCCATACAGTGAAAGGAAATTGCAGAATATCCGGATACGTTTTCTTAAACCTTTTCTGTAGTATCTCGTTTTAATCTTTGTGATATTTTCCATGCCCAACAGTTTAAACTCCATGGCTACGCCTGAGACATTTCCGCCGAAGCTTTCATCTGTCATACAGGGAATATGGGAAAACTTATGAATATCCTGTTCTATCGCTTTTTTCAGGATCTCCACACCAGATTCATCAAACGTTCTGGTCAGATACTCTGCTTTCGCTCCATCTGGTACTTCCAGGACTTTTCTCTTTTTCAGCTGTTTCATTGCTGCGGTTAATCCATCTTTCTTTTCCCCATTCCCATCTTCAACTTCCTCATCTGCAAGCAGCGTTCCATAAATAGCTAAAATCGCATCTATAAACTGTTCTTTATCTGTAACTCGGTCGCTCATCAGAACGTTGTAGGCATCAATCAGTGGAATCTGAAGTTCAAAATCGCCAATAGCTAATTTATTATTAAGGTATTCAATAATAGGGATTTCTCCCAGATAATGTGGTATTGTTGGTTCTGTTGTTGCCTGATATGTACTGTTATTTTCAATATCCAGTTCATATTTATAGTTTGGGGTCACTACCGTTGCCATATAATGGTCTGTTGAAACTCCAGAATCATCCTTCCGGATATAATAATAGACAGCAAAG